GCGCGACCAGATGCAGAGAGGCGGTGGACGGGGACGGGCTCAGGGGCTTCATCTGGTCGCCTCTTCCATAAGCCACAACTTCGAAACTTCGTCAACTGAAAACGATACGAATTCGAAGCACACGATCCCATACGGTTACCCACACGACAGGAAAGTCGCGAAAATCCGCCATCTGACGCAATCAGCCTCGCTGGATGGCTTCGGCTACTACAGGGTTCGCTGCCGTAACGGGCGATCGGTGCGGTCCCTTGCGCTGGGCGGCGGCGATTGCCAGGTGCGCCTCAAGTAAGGCGTGCGCATCGGAAACGTCCTTCTCGTTCACGCGGATGTACCCGGCCGTGGTCGTGAGCGAGGCGTGCCCGGCGATCTTCTGGATGGCGCCGATCGGGGCCCCGAGCCGGTGCAGTCGGCTTATGGCCGTTCCGCGCAAATCATGCAGCCTGACCGACTTGTCCCCCGCCGCCGGCTGGAGCTTCGCTTCGTCGGCCGCCCGACGCCAGCGCGCCGTAATCGTCGCTTGGTGCCACGGGAGCTTCGTTTCCGGGTTGCAGAAGACCCACGGCGAGCCCGGCACCTTGGGCACCGCCTGGAGCGCCTCGAGGGCCCTGGACGTGAGCCTGCCGACCCGCGCGCGCTTGGTCTTCGTGCGGGCCGCCGGGATGGTGACGGTCCCGGATACCATGTCGATGTCCGTCCATTCGAGCAGGCGGATCTCGTCGCGCCGCATGGCCGTATCGACCGCGACGATGATGAACGCTTGCATCGTCGGATCGAACCTCTCGAGCACTGCGGCCTCACCGTCGGCGCTGACCTCAGTCTCCCGCTTCGGCGCGCCGCGCTCGCGCTTGACGTCCTTCCACGGATTCGACGCCATCCGGCCCGTGCGCACCGCCCAGCCGAAGAACGTCGACATTCGCTTCAGGTGCAGGTTGCGGCTCGTCGAACAGAACCGCGCGCGCATGGCCGGATCATCCCGGTAGTCCTCCCAGTGTTGGACGGTGACGGACGACGCCGCGAGCTCGCCGATGCGCGCCAGGATCGGCTTGGTCATCGAGATCATGGAGCGCACCCAGTGTTCAGCTTCTTTCGCGGGAAGCGTCGCCAGGTAGCGCGTCCAGAGCTCGCCGACCGTCACGCGCTCGATCGCCGCGCCCTCTTCGTCCGTGTCCAGCAGGGCACGTAAGGTCGCGATCGTCTGCACGATCTGGCGGCGGGCGTCTGGCGTCAAGGGATGATGTCAGTGCAAGTGGTGCATTTCGCCAGGATGTACTTGTATGATTGCGTCATACTTACGTCGCGCAGAACCACCCCGCGCAGGCACGGAACGTGCCGGGCGGGTGACATCGGGAATTCCCCTAGTTGCGCCGCAGTCGACCGAAACCCGGCCAGCTCAGCGGTTTCGAAATCCGAACGGTGGCCACCGGAGGGGCGACCACCCGACCGTCATCCGGTCAGCCGATGGTGGCTGTCAGCGCCGTTTCGGTGGCGCCCAGGCGGCGGCACGACGGCGCGCGCGGATTGCGAGCTCGTGAGCCGTCGCTGCCATGTCGGCCAAGATGGCGACGTCTCGGTTCAGCTGCCGAACGTGCTCCTCCGTCGCCGTGATGCGCGTCTCGTGATTGTCGACACGGCCCTTCAGGAGGGCGTATTGGCGCCAGGTCGGATTCCCGCCGCTCGGGGTCACGTCGGGAAACTTGGGTCGCCTGGGCATGGAGTCACCTGGTGGGATGGGCGCCCGGGCGGTCGTGTCAGGCGCCGCCCTGGCAAGTCGATCAGAAAGGGGTGACCTGTTGCCCGTGTCGTTCGTTCCGGTGGCACCGGAAGCACAGCCACTCGACGTCCAGCGGCTTGCTGTAGTCGTGGTGGTGTGCCTGGACCTTCGTCTCGCCGCACTTGCACGGCTGTTTCGTCAGGCGGCCATCGCGGAGCGCATTCGAGACTGCGCTTCGAGCGGCGTACTTCTTAGGATCGCGCTGCCGTCGCTCGACCGAATACCTGCGCTGCATCGCTCTTCGTGCCTTTTGCTGCGTCCTTTTTCGTTCGTACGCCTTCCGCGCTGGCAACGTCTCTCGGTAGTGCCGACGGACGTCGAGCTTCGTGCAGGCCTTGCATTTGCCCAGATGTCCGTCGGCCATTCGCGAATGCCGATAGAACTCAGAGCGCGGCTTTGCGAGCCCGCACTTGAAGCACCACTTCTCCTCGAGGATATCCATGACTAAAACGGGAGATCCGAGTCATCACCCGGAGGCGGCACGTCATCTGGCGGCGGGAGCGTGTCGTTGCCGCTCCACCCCCCATCGTCGGCCGGCGGGGCACTCGGTGCCTGCCGCTCGGCCTTCTTCCCGGCCACCGCCGGGATCCCCTTAAGTGTCGACTTGAGCTGGGCCGAGTATTTCCGAAGCGACGTGGAATCGAGCGGCTTTTCGAAGGTGAAGCCGCGGGTCGCGGGGTTGATCCATTTCACCTTTGCCCGCGTCTTGCCCTCGTAGGTCTCGTGCTCGACGACGATTTGGCACTCGATGTCCGGGTGCTGGTCGGCGAACTTGTCGATATCATCCCCGGTGAAGCCGCAGGCGCGCAGCGATTCGAGCGACCGCTCGGCAACGGTCTTCCCGGACTTGCCGGCGGTGTCGGCGAAGTACAGGAAGGCCGTGATCCTCTGGCCGGCACAGGGTCCGTTCAGGACCTCGAACGACACGGCAGCGACGAACGGGCTGTTCTTCGTGCCGGGGCCCCACTGGATGTGGACGGGGCCCTTGTCGGTTTCGACGGGGGCGACGACTGCGGAATAGGTTCCCTCTGGGAGCATGGTGATCCTCTCTTTCGATCGTTGATGGGTCTACTGCTGTGACTCGTTCGTGACCGCCGGCCGGTCCTTCAGCTTCGCGAGGATTCGCGAGAGCGCGGCCGTGTCGTCCTTGGCGCCAGCGACCGCGGCTGCCACCTTGTCCGGCAGCGCTGGGTCTCCGATCCTCTTCACCTCTTCGCCGATTGACGCTTTCAGTGCGGGGACCTCGTTCTCGTACCCGGCCTCGACGGCGGCGGCGAGCGGCGCCCATGGGTTCTCGATCTCGATCTCGATCTCCTCGGGCAGCGCCAAGCGGCTCTTGGCGTCGAAGGCCGCCGAGTGCGACAGCATCAGCAGTCTCCGGCCAGTGCTGAATCCCTTGGGCCGCCCGTTCTTGTTGCCGAGTTCCTTGGCGGCGTCGTCCTCGTGGCGAACGAACCCGGTCAGGTCGCACCATCCCTTGAGGAAGCCTGCCGCCTTGTCGTGAAGCGCCGGCTGGTAGCGGTCGTAGTCGGGCCCGGTCGGGTTCTTGTACGCCTTCACGATCGAGTGAGCGATCAGGACGATGGACATCCCACGGGAGGCCCGGAGGCGGTCCAGGCGCGCGCAAAGGGCCCGCCATTCGTCGACGGCCATCACGTAGCCCTTGCCGTAGCCGAACGACTCGATCGACGTCAGCGAGCCGTCTTTGCTGCGCGCCGAAGGCTCCGACTCGCGCTCGATGATGTGCTGCCAGAGCATGGCCTCGATGCGGTCCACGGTATCCAGCACCAGCGTCTTGAACGGGTGCGGGTTCACGGTCAGGTCATAGATCGCAGACAGAATCTCGCTGTATCTCTGCGGCACATGGCCGCCGGGTTCGTCGCGGAACTGGTAGCGGGCGACGTTGAGGCGCCCTGACCCGTCGTCGGCGTCGAGCCAGATGGGCTCCGGAGCTGCCGAAGCGAGCGTGCTCTTCCCGGTCCCCTCGGCGCCGTAGAACATGAAGCGCAGAGGCGCGCGCAGGCGCTCGCGCTTCACGGCTCCGAGGCGGCTCGGCGCCTGAAGCTGCTTGGGTTGAACTACCGTCGCTTTCACGTCGATTACTGCAGGCATGGTTCCACTCCTCTTTCGTGGTTTTCTGTCAGTCACGCCGATTTCAGCGTGACCAGTTCTTCGTGGACGTTCTCCGTCCGCCGAAACTTGGTCTTGTCGTCGAGCGATGCGACGCCGCTGCACGCATCGAAGAACGAACAGGTGCGCCCGTACATGTGACAGGCGCCGGGGTTCCTCGGGGCATGGTCAGCGCTCGCCAGCTCGCGGATTTGGAGCGCTGTCGCCTCGACGTCGCGGGCCGACTCTTCGAGTTCGCTTTCAAGGCGGACCACGTCACCGCGGGCGAAGTAGCCGTCGGGCGCCTCCGAGATCAGGCCCGCCAACCGGTCGCGGAATTCCTCGACGGTCTCATCCGTCTCGCGTTGCTTGGCGTAGAGGCGGCCGTCCTTGGTGTATTTGCGCTGGTCCTCGGGAGTCGCCTTCAGCGGCCGTTGGTTCGGACGAACGATCACATCGTATAGGCATCCTTCGGGCTCGTACCCGAGCGCGCGGCACCCGCCGAAGTAGATCGAGACCTGCGGATCCATCCGAAGCCGACTCCAGTACGTCGACCCGGCCGACAGGTCCGCGCCCGTGGTCTTGTGCTCGACGAACCAGATCGAGCCGGTGGCGCGCCTCCTGACGAGCTTGTCGAGCTTGCCGGCGACTCGCAGCCGCTTCCGCCCCGGCACCATGGCCACGAACTCGACCTCGACGCCAAGGACTTCCAGCTCGTGCATCGTCGGCGCCCAGCGCGTGTCGTAGGCGGCCATCATCACGCCAGCCTTCGCGAACGCGGCATCGTCGACGGCCGGGGCCTTCGCCCGGTAGTCAACCATCGCGGCCAGCGCCGACGACAGCGCCAGCCCGGAGAGCGGCGGCGTGTCGGCGGTCTCCGGCATGGTGGCGTGCATGTACGTCGACCACCACGCGTCCAGGCCGGCGTGGAACAGATTGCCGAAGTCGGCGTCCTCGCGCTCCGCGAGCGAGCGATAGCCCAAGTTGTAGGTGTTGTGGTGGTACCGCTGACACAGGTTAAACGCGTAAAGACGCGATTTCGTTACGACCTCGATCATCGCCATCACATCCCGAGCAAGGCGAGAGCACCGGTAGCCTGCTCGCCCTCGCCGCCCCGCTTGAACCAGTGGCAGTCGTGGTCCGCGCAGCCGTCCTCGCCGCGCTGGTCGGACGCCTCGTGGGCGAACTCGTGCGCGATGCTGGACACCCACGGCCATCCCTCGCCGGGGGCGGCCTCGCTGAGTACCAGGCCGGGCCAGTACGCCAGGGTGATAACGCCGTTTTCTTGGTCTCCACCTACGCAGGTGCCGGTCTCGTCCCTGTAGCCGTACCCGTTGGCGCAGTTCAGGAACTCGGGGCCGTAGTAGTAGACGATGGGCATGCTCTTCATGCCGTAGGCCTGGAAGAGCACCTGCTCGGCCGTGTCGGCATTCGGCGGCGGGTCGACCACCCACTCGTGATGGACGACCAGGCGACCGCAGCCACCGGCGAGAGTCGCGACCAGCGCGCAGATTCGGAACAGCAAATGCACGGTTCTCATCGGCTACCTCCGTCCTTGTCCACCGCCCGGCGCATCGCCTCGCCGGCCTTCAGCCATGCGTCCAGCCACCGTGGATACGGGCCGTGTTGTTCGAGCAAGGCCTCCTCTCGGGCCCCGTCGCCGTCCTGGGACGCGGCCCAAAGCTCCGTCATCCAGCCGGCCGCGCGCTCGTAGACCCTGACCATCGGCGACGGCATCAGTTGAGCCCCCCGCGCGCGATGCGGCCGACAGAGAGCCGCACCCGCCGCTCGAGCGCCGACGCAAAATCGGCAGCGCGGCAGAACGCCAGGATGGCCAGGTCACTCGACTCGCCCTGGCGGCGCCCCCGTTCTCGCGCAACGCGGATGGCCCGGAGGCCGGCGACGGTGAGAGCGGCGACGGGTCCGGTGCAGCCGCGGGCAATCGGACCGCGCATGCCGACGAAGGAAATGTGCCGACAGGGTCCCGCGTGGGTGCAGGCGCTCACCGTCCCATCTCCTTCGCCGGCACGGCGCCGACCAACTCCGCGTGTGCGTAGTCGAAGCCGAGAAGCGTCTTGTCACCGTCGAACCATTCGACCAGCGACCATTCCGTCGGCTCTGAGTGTGTCGGGGCCGGCGTCACCTCGAACTCGAAGTAGTCGCTCATGGCGCTACCCACTCATTCGGGCACTGAATCTCGCGTCGCTCCTGCTTCACGCCGAACGCATCGACGGCGATGCGCTTCCCGGCTAAGGTGCGCGCGTAGTCTGCGATTGCTGCCTCCTTCGTCGCGCCGTTGCCGTATGCGCCAATGAGACATCCGCCATCCATGACCTCGCACCTCTCGAAGTGCGCGTAGTACCTGC